GTGCCTGTTACTAAAATCTTATTTAGACCGAGTGCCATGACTAGTTCTCCTTATAATGAAATAGAGTTGTAGCCAGATACTCTGGTCATTGACTTCGGCTTAACGCTTACCAATTCGGCAATCATCAAGACAGCGCCAACATAACCAATCTGCCAATTAGGGAGAGTCGATTCAAAGCCAGTAAATACGAATGAACCTTGATCGTGAATGTAAAGACTCAAGTAATTCGAGTTAATGAAATAAACCGTACCTTCTGGACAGTAAGGATCTGGATAAACAGGAACGCCTGCGACCATCAAAGCACGGAAAGCTGCTGATGGACCGTTGGCATCTGAATCGAAACCGTTACCTGGGGTAATAACATATTGCTCTTGACCCACATAATCTTGGGCTAAAAGTGTCCATGTACCAAATCCGCATACGCCAAAAGTAGGAACTTCAGCGCCATTCTTAACCGTACCTGAAATGTACTGGAGAATGTTTTGACGAGTTGGGTTCACAGAACCTGCGTTATACACCTTCGATTTCCACCAAGTATAGGTAGTCCGATTGATGTTACCGTAGGTAACCATGTTAGTACCGTCATCAATTGCACCAGGCAAACCAATAAACTGTTGAGTGTTCGTAGTATTGGTATACAGGGCAGTAGCCATTGCATCCATCATCACATTGGTCGCATCATTCATGCGTGCTTCAATCAGAGGAATAATTGCATAGTCTTGCTGAACTGCACCTTCCATACCTAAAAACGGTACTGGAGCAATCATCAGTTTAAGGTTGAACTCAGCATTGAAAGCGCCTTGCTGAACTGACGGCTGGCTAAACGAACCAGAATAGTCAGACCATTGGGCATTAACAAACTGTGCGCCTTGAACTGGAACGGTTACTTGGGATACACCACCAGAGGCTTGTTGACTGTTAGCAATCAACGCAGCCATAAGGGGTGTGCTGTTATAAAGTTGTACTACCAGCTTGGGGATAAACGCTCTACGAGTAACATAAGTCAACTCATTGTATTGCGATGTACCTGACGCTGGAAGAATTCCGCCACCTATAGGCATGGTTTATCTCCAAACAAAAATTAAAATATCCCCTTTACTACTAATACCCTATTGGGCGAGTGTTTTTACGCAACTCACCTAATGCTTCTGCTGCTACATTGCGTGCTGCACCTTTTGGATCTTTCCAAAACTTAGAAAGGTCAAAACCTTTCAATGGATTCGGATTGTAGCCTGAAGGTGTTGGCACAGCAGCTTGTTTCATCCAATCAAAATACTCTGCTGCGGTTTCGTGATTGGTCATTCCTTTGCTAAGCATGAGCTTCTCAATTTCCTGTATATCTTCTTCAGAATGGGCTAAGCCCTTCTTATACAAGTTATCTCTACGAATTTTAAGCTCACCAATAGCATCTTTTTCACGCAACTTAGCTTCTAACTGCGCTACCCGTTCTTCGGCATTGTTGATTTTCTTTTCAGTGTAATCTTCAATCTCCAGTTCAGGAATTGGCATATTAGGGCGGAGCTTCTTGGTTAGGCGCAATACTTCCTTGCGAGTAGCAGGATTCTCAGCCATGTCCTTCATTAGCAAAGCTAACTCGTCACGCTGTTCAAAACTTAGATCTTCTAAAGACATTTTTATCCCCTAAATCGTTAAATGACTTTTTTGGTATCGCCAGGCTTAGACATAGACATCATGTTCTTAGAGCCAGCTTTGTTTGAAGCAGTTAAACCACCAAACTCGGAGTAACGGGGAGTATTGATAATTTGACCATTTTTTTGGTTGTTGTCGGTTGGGTTGCGAGGAGCCGAAGCGCCACGGGGTTTAAAAAGATCCAAAATATTCTCCTAATTGTTTTACATGGGTGGTGGAACGGGAGCGCCAGGGGGTACTGCACCGCCACCTGTAGGTGGAGGCATTGGCAAGACTGGTGGTGGTCCTTCTGGAGCCATACCAGGAATTGCTGGTGCTGACATCATCGCCTTACTTTCAGGAGAAGCTCCGCCAGCTTGGGGTAAACTTTGTAACATTTGCAAGATCTCAGCAGGTTGCAATTCAGCAGTACTGGCTTTCTTAACGCCTAGTACACCGATCATGCTGCGAATAGCCGATAAAATTTGTTTGCCTTCGGCTGATTCACTACCGATTGCAGGTAAAGATTGTTCTAACAAATCCATTGCCATTGATACATTAATCAGGGCTGCTTCACGATTGCCCATTTTAGGTTCTGGAGTAGACATGGGAGCCGCCATTGGGGGGCTATTAGGATCTGAGATCCCCATATCTTCTGCGCCTGTTGGCATATCAGGTATGCCATTTGGAGTAGCGCTATCACGCTGACTCTTAATCATATTCATTAATTCTTCGGAAGGTACGCCCATAGCCATTTCCTATCAAGTTATTGCATAGCCTAAACTAAAACTATCAATTGTCAAGTGGGGGGATTTATTTTATTTCCACCCCCCCCAAGGAAATTTCCATTGAAGGAGGAAACTATCTCCGTGATTTACGAGTTTTACGAGTTTTACCGTACATATTGGACTCCTTTTGGTTAGCCACGAACAGATCTAGGGGCAGCACGAGTTTTCATGCCACGATCAAAACTAGGTGTTGCTTGATTACGGTACTGCACACTAGCAGGAGCTTCGGCACGATCTAACGATTGTGTCGTTACTCTAGGCTGGTCAGCAGTTGATTGGGTCATAGGCATTGTATTTTCAGCCATTAATATCTCCTTGCTTTACGCATATCCGATTTAGTCATGCTTGGAGCCATACTACGATAAATAGTTTTAGGTTCTACTCGCTCAGATTCTCCAGCTTCCATACGCTTTTCCCGTGGACTCATAAGCGACATGGCGGGTTCATTTTCTTTTTGTTCAGGTGTTTTCATGCTTTATCCTTTTGGTGGAGGGGGCGGTGGAGCCATAGCTTGCATAGCTTCATTCTTTTGTTCTCGCTTTCTTAGCTTATCTTTTAAAAATTGTTTCATAGGTGGTTCTAGTAAGTCAAGTAAATCTTCACGATCAATTGCTTCGGCTTTAAATAGACTAAAGGCTAGGTCTTTTAAGTCCTCCGTAAAAATGGGAGAATTAGAGTGAGCGTCCACTTTAACCACAAAATCTTTAGTAAATTGGTTGGCAATAAACGGCTGATCGTTAATATCATGGAAATGTGTTGGATCGTAGGCTTGTATAAGTTTAAGATATAGGGTTGCCACTTTTTCAAGAGAATCCTCCACAATCAAAGCCCGTTTCTTTGCACGGGAACTGCCTAAACGAGCAAGTTGACTTGCGTGACCTGCTGACCGAACTCCTACCTCACCTTTGCCTTCAAGCACATTGCTAATGCCTGATACTTCAGCAAACATAGCGTCAATCTCATGGATTACTTCAAATAGATCAGGTGGCATATTGGGCGCCATACGATCTACCTTAGCATTAGGCATATCCGAAGCCAATAGCCCGCCTGGGCGGTTTAGCGCAAAGTTCTTCTCATCCAAAATGCCCATAAAGCCTGATAAAGCGGTAGGTGGATTAACCTGCTTACTGAGTAGCTCTAAAATCTCGGACATTCTTTGATTGCGTAACTGTTGCAACAAAATCAACTTTTGGCACTCAGACGCACCCCAGTAGTAATCGTATAGTGGATTAGGACAAATCTGCACAAAAGGACATTCGCCTTTAAGGAACATAGATTCGCCAGAACGGTCATAAATAATCACATCAGGACTCGCAATGGTAACTACTTGGTAGTCGCTAGTAGCGTCATTCCAAACCCAGAGTTCGTGCATTTCTACGGTTTCTTCTGCGACTCTTGCCTTATAACGATTAATGTCATTGAGTTGCAAGTTCACATTGCCATACATTTGTGGACCTGTTTGCGATACCAGTAGACGGTTAATCCCTTCAGGAATGTCGGTTTCAACTTCGTTATAGCCTGCACTGACCCGATCTACAATCTTTGCCCGCTTGGGGTGTGAATATAGGCGTGCATACAGTTCTGACTTGGTTATGTAATAGGTTTGAACAATCGCCTCTTGCCGTCCTGTATACGGACTATCTTCTCGTAAAACGCCAATCGCTGACGGCTCAATCATGTAGGGATGGATACCGTCATTAAAGATTAGCTTAATGTAGGTAGTGTTGTACACCAAAGCCCAGTTAAGTGCCAAAGAAAAGACTTGATCGGCATTAGAATTAAGCCATTCGTCATTGATCGCTTGGGTTAGCGCAGGTGATTTGTATTGCTCTACTTGGTTAACGCCAGCCCCTAGTGAAATCGAGAAGCGGGTGGTTTCAGCAGAATATAAGAAGCTCGTTAATTGATCTAAGTGTGGATTGATTTTATTAAAGTAGGCTGGTGGTTCTTCAGGTCCTGAGCCAAATAAGTAATAAGACCGCAGGCTTGAATAATCAGCCCGTCTTTCCTCTTTGGATACTAAGCATTTTTGCATTAGCTCCAAATAAAAGTTTTCTCTATCGTTATCGTTATCTGGGATTCTCATTTTTTAATCTGTAAGTTATCAGGATCTCGCAAAGTAGCACTTGGATCAGTTCTAGGTCCTGATTTTATGCCTGCCTCAGCAGGTGTCAAGCCAACTGGTTCACCCTTAATGGATTGAATTGCTCTACCCGATAATAAACTTTGCATAGTTATTCCTTGGAAACCACCCCATTGGGCATTATCACCTGCACGGGCTTCCCGTGGGGCTTCTATTTGTGGAGTCGGCATTATTTTGTCTTTGTTTCCTCGTTTGCGGGTGGCATACTTTTCGGCTTCTCCGTACTCGGCTTCGGTGAACTTGTTGTTACGGGTGAGGTAGCCCGCTTGGTTCTCGCCTTCTCTTGCGGTTTTGATATTGGACATACCAAATTCCATAGCCAACTGCTTAGTGCTTTTGTCGGTGAAGCGAGTTTTTGCAGAAACCATGTTAGGCGCTTGCAAAAAAACAAGTAAAACTTCTTCATGGCAATCCTTCATTGGACACTGCGCTTTTTTACTTTCAAAATAGCCGTGCTTTGGACATTTGTAATCGTGTGTTACCGCCATTGTTATCTCCCCTTTAGCTGTTCGTCAAGTGTTAAATCGTTATATTCATATTTCGGTCTAATTCCGAGCTTAATTTGAATCTTGCCGTCAACCACTGTTAATTTGCTCGTTCTTTCAAACTGAGGCTTAGGTTCTTTGCGGTACTGAACAAAACGGGTATTGTCCCGATTTTGCATAATGGCTAGTTCGCCACGGCAATACTCTTGATATGCCTTAGATACTCGTATTTGCATCATTTCTGTCAATGGTTCGGTCAAATACTTGAAAACATCGTAAAAATGCGCTTCAGACAAGCCAGCATGGTTAGAAAACAATTTTAATGAGATTCCTCGGTCTTTATCAAGAATAAAGCGCCTCATTAGCCGTTTTAGCTCTACTTTAGGGATTGCGGTGTTAATTCTGCCCATAAACCCCGATTGCCTTCAAATAATCGGATACATTGCGCCCAACCGTGAGTTGTTCAGGGGTAAAGTCGTCTTGCACCCGTGAAACAGTCCTAGATATCTGACTTGCAATCAGTCTAGGCTGAACTTGCTCGGCAAACGCTGCTGCAGCTAGGGCGCAAGCAATAACACGGTCATCTTTGTTCCTACCTGCTGCTTCTATCGAGCCACCGTTACGAACTAGGGTTTTCATTTCCTCAATGGTGTCCATATCGTTGATTTCCATCATGCCACGCTCAAAAAAGTCCTTCATGTAGGTGAGCATCCGCTCTTTGGTAGCAGAAGTGGTTAACCAACCAATCGAATTACTCATGCCACCCAAGGTATCGTTCCTGCGCCAGATATAGTTCTGCATATTGGCATAAACATCCATCAGATCCTTACCCATAGCGCTTCCCATGTGGGCAGCCTGTCTTTTAAGGTTCTTTAACTCATTAATCACAGCTTGACCTGGACCGTTTACCTCTAAGTTCAGAGTAGAGTTCTTGTAAGCACCTGCTAAGTGAGCGATCACCCAAGCAAACTGATAGGTATTCATTTCACTAGTCGCAAAAGAAGCCACTTGTTCTAAGCCGTCTGAGTAGACTCTGAACACCTGAATACAAAATCTGTCAGCCCAGTCTGAGCTTCCGTAAGCTGGATCAGCGCCTAAAACATAATAAGCCGTATCAACGGGTTCTTCCCAAACCTTTAAAGTGCAAAGCCTATCGGTAGACTTAACTACTTCGGTGTCTTGAAAGTTCGTACCAAAGACATAGCGGTAAGAAGCAAAGGTTTTCTTCTTTAAGGATTTAACTGCGTCAGTACAACGGGCATTAGAAAAGAAGCTAGTCCCCGTCATAATAAAAGCGTAGTCCTCAGTCGGTGGAAACTCTTGGTACATGAGGCTTTCGTCTTTAATGCCTTCTAGCAGTTTCCAGCGCCACCACGCTACTTGCCGTGAGTTGATCTCAAAGTTATAGAGTTTCTTAATATCTCTGACCCATTCCTTTTCTTCGCCTGTGAGCTTGCCGTCCCAGTACACCTTGTAGGTGTTGCCATTGGGGTCAAGGCTATACAGTTCATTACGCCACCAGCCACAGAAGATTGCTCGCTGAGTTCTAGCCCGTTTAGCGGTGACATACATATCGTGGAACATATTAAAACCACGAGCAGTTGATTCAAACAAATACAGTCGATCAGGGTTGGTTTCTGCTAAAGACGCTAAGAGTGAAGCGAGTCCTTCCTCATCTCCCCAAGAGGAAGTTTCTGTGCCATGTAAGTATGTAATAGCCTTGCCACGACCCAATGATCCTTTGGCTCTAAGCCCTGCGACTTGATAAAAGAGCCGACTGCGGTTCTTGAGGGAAAGCTGATTCCGATTGTGGGCAAGGAGCGGGATACGGTACTCTTTGGGCAAACCATCCATATACATGGCAAGGGTTGATCGGAACATATCCCGATTTTCTTCCGTATCTGTTGTAAGGGTTCCTTGCAGACCTGGGTGCGTAAAGTGCCAATAAAGGTCAAGGGCGAGTGCAATTGTGGTGATTCCAAGTTGTCTTCCTTTCAAAATAACAAAAAAGTGAACATTCTCAGCTAAACCTTTGGCTATTTCGTCCATGACATAGGTTTGAGAGCCTAGTAAATGACCCATTTTCTTTAAACCCTGCTCTTTGGTTTCTATTTGCAGAGCAGCGCAGAACTTATAAAAGCCCTTCTTATCAAAATTCATACGGTAATCCACGGTAATTTATTATTAAAACGCTTGAGTATTTCCCGATTACCGATTTCAAAGAACTCTTTTTGAACGCTATAGTCATTACCACCAAGCCTAAAACAAAAGGTGTGCAGGTTAGTACCCACAAACTTAGGAAAGATTTGCTTGGCAGTAGCATAAAAGGTGCGATCTATTCCATAGCCTTTATTGGAGAGTACTCCGCTAATGGCTTTTAAACACTCGGTTCTCATACCCCACATACACCAATCGACAAAGTGGTGGTTCTCTATATTCCAAGCAGAATTCGCTTCGCCCAATGCTTCACAGTTATCCAGTAGGAGGAATTGCCCATTCTTATCAAACACCTTTCTAAAAGAATAAGCCCAATCGTTGCCTTCATTAATTTTCTCCATAATTGTTTCTACATGATTGGGTTCAAACCAATCATCGTCATTACAAAAGAAAGTGACTTCCTCATTAATCAAATGCGGTGCTGCTGCCAACCAACGCCTACCCTCTAAATCTTTACCGCCAATTTTGGTGTCCCAGTAGCACAAGCGCACATGGGGATATAAGCGCCTTAGCTCAACAAACTGATTAAAGTTATCGTCACATAAAATGTAATGCAAGCAAGCATAGGTCTGGCTATAGACCGACTTGATACACTGCTCTAATTCAAGCGGTCTTTTGCCGTTGGTAACAGTCACTACGGCTGCGGTTTTCATTTAACTTTTAAGTATTCTCTAATTTGATTTAACAAATCTAATTGAGGTTTTGTATAAGCGTCCCCAGAGTTTTCCCATTGATTAAATGTATAGCCTCTAAAGTAACCAGGCATACCGCTTGCTTTTAGCCAATCCTCATAAGGTCTTGATTCTTTATATTCTGGGTGTTTTTGATAATAAGCATATTGCTCTTGTAGCTTTTGATTTTGTTCTGGAGTAAAAGAATTAGAAAATTTTTGATACCTTTCTGACAAAAAAGGATCTTTTTCAACTCCGTAATGACTGACATAATCAGCCAAAATATCAATTGGTTTGGTTGTTGGATCAAAAACTTGAACCCCAACTTTACCCATTGGCAGGTTTTCTGGTCGTGGATATTCTGGTGAACCAGTTTCTTCAGGGCCATAAAACTCTAAAAATCCCCTTCCTTGGTTTGGGGCGTAGTCAAAAGCTATATCTTTATCGGCTAAATAAGGGTATTCAGTCTTAGCCTTTTCAAATAACATTTGACCAATAACATTATTATCATCAACATTATCTTCCATTATTTTCCTATCTATGTTGGTTTTGCTTTGTAATCTCAAAGCGCTCTAGATCCCAATTCGCTACTTTTAGCCTAGCATGGTGATTCCTAGCTAGATCAATCAAAGCGGTATAGGTCATTTCACTATAGGCGTTTTTCCAAGTGCCTGCCAACTTAATCTTTTGTTTCTTAGTCTTGCAAGCTATGGCTTTATTCATTTGTTCTTTAAAGAGCAGACGCTCTATGCTCAAACGCTCAACATCTAGAGTCAAGATCAAGATCCTCTGGGCTATCCAAAATAGACTTTAAATAAATGATCTCAGCCGTAGCTTCTGCCAAAAGCTTAGAAGATTCACCGTGTACTCGCATGAGTTCGTGAAAGATTTGATCTTTACTCATTTCCCAGATCCGTTGCATATACATTTTCTTAGCCTGATCGTTGGCTGTTTCAATGAACTTCTCTGCGCTCATTTCACCATTCATTTTGCCGTTTGTTTTATTTGTCATTCGATTCTCCATACCCGCACTCCATTGCCTTCCCGCCTAGCGGTAAATTTCATACCTGTCCTTTTTTGTGCCTTGTAGTTCGCATTACAAATAATCTGAATCTTCGACTCAGGCACAAAGAAGCACTCACCCAATTCCATTTCTTTATAAGGATACCTTTTAGTCCTTTCAGAAGGTAATGGAATGTTACTTTCTACAGCAATTGACATATACTCTCCTTAATCTATTTAATCCAATAATACACACTATGTTAGAAACATACAACGAGTATCACCTTGGCGATAACCTTGTACACCTTAACTATCTCAGGCGCTTACAACTCCCCTTGGGTGAGGACATTGTCCACCACTGCAATCCTTTGCACCATAAGCAGCTCTTACCGCTAACCGAGGGTACAGCAATCACCTTAGCTGATCTGTACATACCACCCACAGCAGTTAACGCTTGGATTGGAAGGGATAACTACTTCTACAATCACCCCTTGCAGGCTAATTGGGTGTTGTTTCATTTATCTTGGTTCGATCATTTGTCTAATCTTTTAGGAGTAGACAACCCCATAGCTTGCAGGGAAGATCTACTCTTTGAGTACCCACTCCTAAACGCTCCCCTACCAATGTCTTTTGATACCTTAGTGGTCAACGCAGAGCCGAAATCAAACCAGTTACCAACCTTCTCTCATGGATTCTTTAACAAGCGGGTAAAAGAGCTATTAAACGCTGGCAAGAGGGTGATTACTACGAATCCCACAGGAATGTGCCTATCGACTTTAGAAATGGGTATGGATATCACTGCTATTGGTTCTCTATCCAAGTACTGTACCGCCATAGAAGGGGTGGCTACAGGTCCTATGTGGACAACCTTCAATGTCTTTAATTTAGAGAATATCAAGAGTAGGGTTTTGTACTGCGATATCCAAACAGTCAATCTGACGGATAACACCATTACTAAAAAACTGTAATTTTCTATGGGGGGAGAACGGAATAGGGCACGCACAATCCCCACTCCCTGCCCAATTCGATTGCCAATCTTTTAAGCGATTCTCTGCTGCTTGCTAACCTGACCAGACCAGATTACCAAGCTGCCTAAGTGTTGTTCAACACTCTAGTTAGTAGAGTACCCATTAGATCACTACCCTAATAAATATAGGGTAAACCCTAGGGGCGAATAGGTTGCCATTGTTCTTATTTTTCTGACAATTGCCTTATCTACTTATATACCTATTTTATAGATTAACTATTTATCAATAGTCTTATTATATTAATAGGATCACTATACAAAAAAACTATCAATTTGTCAATTTTAATAAATAAATACAATTAGTTTAAGATAGTATTAATAGTATTAATAGTATTAGAATTAAGTTGTAGTAAGTTAAAACCTAACCTAACTAGGGGCACACAATGAGCATAGAAAATAAAGTTTATCAACAAGTAACTGACAGAATTATTGAGCAGCTTGAAGCTGGTGCTATTCCATGGGTTAAGCCTTGGAACGCTAACAGTAGCGCTGATAAGAATGTTGTAAGTAAAAAAGAATACAACGGGATTAATCGTTTAATTCTAGGTATGAGTGGTTATGCCAATAGTGTATGGGGATCATTCAAACAATGGCAAGAATTAGGCGGTAATGTTGCTAAGGGTGAAAAAGGCACAATGATTGTTTTTTACTCTCAAGTAGTTAAAAAAGAAATAAGAGCAAATGACACTCACCCCGAGAATTCTACTTATGCAATGCTGAAAAGCTATTATGTTTTTAATGTAGATCAAGTTGAAGGTATTGAGATTGAAAAGCCCGAAGTATCACCTAGAGTAATTGAGCCTAGTATTGCACTTGATGAGCGTATCCTAAAATCAGGCGCCAATATTAAGCATGGTGGATCACAAGCATTTTACTCGCCTACTAATGACTCAATCGGTATGCCAGATCGTAATACATTTAGCGATGATAACAATTACTATGCAACGATCTTGCATGAATTAACCCATTGGTCTGGTGCTAAACATAGGCTAGATCGTACCAAAGGCAAGCGCTTTGCTGATAGTGCCTATGCCTTTGAAGAGCTAGTGGCAGAAATGGGGGCAGCATTTTTATGCCAAGATTATGCAATTAGTGGCGATTTACGCCATGCGGGCTATATCGGTAATTGGCTCAAGTGTTTAAAAGCAGATAACAAGGCAATCTTTAACGCTGCTGCACTAGCTCAAAAAGCAGCAACTTATATCAATACCCTTGACGCAATAACAAACCAGGCAGCAGCTTAATGTACTCTCTAAAGCCCTTATTTATAGGGGTTTATCGGATTAGCATTGTGCTAGTCAATACCTAACAATGGAGGATTTATGTATATTTCAGAAAATCAAATAAATGATGCTGTAGAGCTAATCATTAATACCAGGGATTTTTGCGGAGATGAGATGTTAGCTATATGTGATTTTTGCGCTGATGAAAATTTAAAAGATTGGCGCAAAGTTTATCGTATTGCTAATTTTAGAGCTAATGCACGCTGGAATGACTTTAAAAAGCAAGCTGGCGTTAATCCTAAATATTGCTTTTAGTTGCACCTAGTAAGCCCTTAGTAATAGGGGTTTACTAGATTGCAATTACGCAATCAATACCTAATTGGGGGATTTATGCAAGTAAACACTAAGCAAGCATTACAAAATACGCAAACTCTTTTTTTTGATATATGTGATTTATTAGAGGGTAATACTTATCAGTCATTAGGGTATGACGATAGAAAAGAATTTTTAGCAATTGCTAAAGAAAAACTATCAACAATTGAGCGCTTTATAGATCAAGGAATAGCAGCATGAGTGCCAGGGACAAATATAGCGCTTACTGTTATTTAGCAGCAAAACAAGGGTTTAAGCCCTTGTCATTTAATGCTTGGCAATCAACTGTTAAACAAGGGAGGGTTTATTAATGAAAACTTTTAGCGATATTAAGCGTAAATTAGTAGAAGGTAATTCTTTAACCATGACTAGGCATGATTGGTATCCACAAGGCAAACTAATTGGGCTTACCAGGGATATAGTTAAACGCCAATCTAATGCTATTCAACTAGAGGGGGGCTCTTGGCTATACCTAGATAAACCCGCTAAAGAGTACATTCCTACTAGTGACAATACATTCCTAGTGTTTTTAGATAACGATAAATTTATGGAATATAGGATCAATTAATCATGAACTATCAAGACACCTTAACCGATAAGATCATTCTAGTGATCTCTTTATTCGCTGTATTACCTCTTATATGGCTTGTAATGGCACTGTAAGGATCATTTAACACTAATTAGGGGCATAGTAGCCCCTATTTTTTTAATAGCTTGTAGCTCGTTTAAATCATTCTTTTAAATTTCAATCTACTTTCCCTTTGCCTTAACTCTTTTTTGAGAGAGATAGTTTTCATTATTGCTTTAAAACCCTATATAGGTGGATTACCTATACGCGCGCGGGTAGGGGCAGAATAGTGGCTAAGCTGGTCAATTTGGTAAAGCTGGTAAGACTAGCCAAGTTGGTCAATTTGGAAAGTTTGGTCAATTCAAAAATTAGATTGCCCTACCCAATTAGATTGCCCTATAAAAAAAGTTAGTGAGCACCTAACCCGCTATTCATATAGTGGGTCACGCTTTTAAGCGGTATCTATCGTTTATCTGAGTGCTTAACTAAAGAGGTGCAGCCCTGTTAGAGTCCCCTAGATACTAGCCACTATGTTTATTCCCTTTGGCGATACACCATGCGGGAGGACTGGGTAATAGTCCCGTAGGGAATGTTTTAAAGGTAGCTCTGCACAGGAGGCTGTAAGTGTCAAAGATTACCCCAATGACCAGCCACAAAGCCACCACTAAAACATTCTTGAATAAATTACACCATAAAAAAATAAATTACACAAGCATTGTTTAAATACAACAGATTAGTAAAGAGTGTATTGCATTAAGATTATTAATCCTTTACATTAGAGTTGTTGTATCCGATTGACCTAACTGAAGGAGTACACAACATGAAATTCTGTATTGATTGCATACACTACGAGGACTTGACAGGCTTGTGCCTCAAGACTAACTACACTGATTTAGTTACGGGCAAGACTGAGTATCGTAATGCTCACACTGAAAGAACCCTAGACCTCACTGGTTGCGGTAAGGAAGGCAAGTTCTTTAAACCACAGCGCCAGAAGATATATACGGCTGCTGATCTAGACGATTTATCCACAATACCTTTCGGGAGATAAAACAATGGCTAAAAAACTTACTTCTGTACAGTTATTTACCTTAAAAAAATTATTGGAATCTCAAACATTGATGCCAATTTATAGGAAAAAAATAGAGGTTTTGCAAGAGGAAATTAAAGCTCTTACAGGATTTATTGAAAATTTACAAAATATCCACGAAAAAAAGGATTAAAAAAATGGCAACGAGAAAAACAGCAGTAAAAAGTTATAAATTGCAAACACTACAAGGACTTACTAGCGACATTGATCGCTTAAAAAACCTGATTGCCCGTCAAATGGATCAGCTAGACCAGCTAAGTGACGATCTTAGAGATAGCAAAGAACAGGCTGAGTTTTGTCGTAAGCAAATCAATCACTATCTGGCATTAGTGAATATATTATCGAGGGGAACTTAATGAAAGCATTTCCAATAGTAATTGATCGAGAAACACAATTAGCGCATGAAATGGAGTCTGCCATTAATGAAGGAGGTATGGACTTACGGGATTACTTTGCAGGGAAAGCACTTGCTATTGTTGCAAGCCAATATCCATCTACTAGTTTTATTGGTGCTGCTGAAATAGCGTATGACTATGCTGATGCACTAATGAAGGTGAGAAGCTATGAATAACCAAGCAGATTTTGCAGACGAAGTACGCAACTCAGCGTGGTGGAGTGGTGATAGTCGTAAGGTAGCCAATGGTAGAGCAGTAGACGCAATCCTTACTAAGCAGGGCAAAATGCCTATTCCTGACTTGTCGCAAGTAGAGGTAGTGCAGATGGGTCATGTTATGCAACCCGTGATTGGCAGACTAGCTCAGGACAAGCTACAAATAGAGCTTAAAGAAGCGGACTATGCTATTACTCACCCCAAGCATGATTGGTTTAGATCACACTTTGATTTCATATCGGCTGACGGCAAGACTTTAGTTGAAGCTAAGAACTACAACGCTGGCACTAGGTCAAAGTTTGACGCTGATACCAATACGATCCCGCTTGCTGATTATGCTCAGTTAGTGCATGAAGCTGCTTGTCATGGCGTTGAACATATCTATCTGGCGGTTTTATTTGGTGGTCAAGAGTTTCAGACCTTTGAATTTAACATTAGTGAAGCTGAGAAAGACGAGTTTATACAGAAAATGTCGGTGTATTGGGGCTTTGTGAAAGCAAACACCTTACCTGAAGCTGAAACCATTGAGCAAACTAAGCTGATCTATCCAACTAGCATTGAGGAACAAGTGGTAGCCACGCAACAAATGGAACAAGCAGTAGCGCAACTCAAAGGTATCAAAGGTCAGATTAAAGAGCTTGAAGGTGCAGAGGAACAGATTGAAGTAGCCATTAGAAACGCTCTAGGCGACAAGTCAGCAGTCGTTGGTGTAGACGGCTCAACTCTAGTAACTTGGCGCTCTACTAAGCCTTCTATGCGCTTTGCAAGTGATCTATTCAAACAAGCTATGCCAGATATCTATGAGAAGTTTGTTATGGAAATGCCAGGTAGTCGTAGGTTCTTAATCAAATGAACACGCTTGAGTTTGTAGTTTGGGCAGTTGTAACAACTTTTATCATTGAAGGTGTTTTATTAATGGGGAGATTATTATGAGCAATAACTTAATACCTTATGCAGATATGGAACAAATGGCGCAGGCTATGGTCAAAAGTAATCTGTTTGGCATGAAGGATGTAAACCAAGTGATAGCCCTTGGGCTAGTAGCACAGGCTGATGGGATGCCGTTTGCTAGTGCAGTGCGGGACTACGACATTATCCTCGGTAGACCAGCACTCAAGTCAGCTAGTATGCAAGCGAGGTTTCAAGCTGCTGGTGGCAAGGTGGAATGGAAGGTTTACAGCGATGATGAAGTGACGGGTATCTTTTCACATCCTAATGGTGGCACGCTAGAGTTAACTTGGACTATTGAACAGGCACAACGGATTGGTTTAGTTAAGCCTAATTCTGGCTGGTCAAAGTATCCACGGGCTATGCTTCGGGCACGCTGTTTATCAGAAGGAATCAGGACAGTATTTCCTGGCTGTCTTGGCAATATGTACGCCCCAGAGGAAGTGATTGATTTTGAACCACAGACACCACCCAAGCCAAGGAACATGGGCATTGTTACTAAGCTAGGTAATGAGATAGTCACCATTGCTGATCTAAAAGAGGACATGATAAAAGGTATACCCATGTTTATCCCAGGCAGTGATGAACCTTACGCTCAGTACCTCACAGTAGAGGATTGGATTGATGGCTACGCAGAAATGCACGCTAAGATTCACGAATCAACTAAGCTCAGTCAGGAGGATAAAGACGAGAAAATTCATTCACTACGGACTTGTAATGAAGCATATACGACAAATTTTGACGGCAATACAATTGCCAAATTCTTATCCAAGCTCACGATCCATAGAAAGGAAATCGCAAATGGCTAGTTTTTTATATCAAGAAGGTAAAGGTGGTCTATTACAGGAGTTCGATAAAAAGAATCCTGCTGGACCAGACTGGAAGGGTACTCTCAAGCTCAGTAGAGATTATAAGAAGGGCGAGGAAGTACGCATTAGCGCATGGACTAAGAACAATCCCAAGGGAACGATCATTAGTCTTAACGAAAACAATTGGACACCAAACCCAGATAGTAACTACCCAAAGGAAATTAATCATGTTAAAGACAGCGATGTTCCGTTTTGATATAGCCTTATTTTTATTGGTTTTTGCACTGTTTATGCCGATTGCAGAGGCTGGTACTAAATGCGAACCTGATAGCAGGGGAGGCTTTTGTTGTTGGGATGTAGAAAAAGACGGCATTTTTAAACCGATCTCTTGTGCATGATTATTCTTGATCTACCTTACCCACCGTCAATCAATAACTATTGGATGACGAGTGGGCATAGGCGATACATTAGTAAGCGAGGTATGGAGTTTAGAGCCGCAGTGTGGGCTTATTGCCTAGAATGGAAAGTGGGTAAATTGGGAGATCAAGCCGTGATGGTTCACATTGTTTTAAGACCAAGATCAAAGAAGCTCATGGATATTGACAATTGCGCTAAAGCCATTTTAGATAGCCTAGAACACGCAGGAATCATTAATTCTGATGTTCAGGTAGAGCGTTTAGTTATTGAAAGAGGGCAGCCAGTTAAGAATGGCGGTTGCCGTGTGTTAATTGAATTAATGTGTGCCGATAGCTCAGAGTCGAGTCCTTCACAAGAGGACAGTTAGGTAAGGTGCGCCAGCCACCTCTTGAGTAAGCTGGCACTAACAATGGGGATAGATATGAATGTACCGTACAGAACTAAGACAGGCATAGAAATTGGCAAGTATTACGAGAGGGATACCCGACCAGAAATATCAAGCGATATGGAGATTATTCAAAGCATTATGTTGGGTAAATATGAGTCGATTAGGCGTAAAACAGCCATTATTTATGCTTATTTTTTAGGCATTACACTGACAATTTTTTGCTTGTTTGTGTTTGCTAAATGAGGGGTTCAAACACCTATTCTGAGAGGCAAACTGTTGCAAATAGGGGTGAGATATTGTTTGAGAAGTATTGCAAAGAAAACCACTATGAATATAAGCGAGTCGGTTTTGATGAGAAAAACAGCTTTATAAGCACTTTCTATGATTTGTCTACCTTACTACGCAATTTGCCAGATTATGTGATGGTGCGCCCAGATAGCACCTATGTGGTCAATGTAAAGGGTACAGCCAATCTTAAAAAGAAAGAGATTGATATGTTGCCATTGATGATGGAATGGTTCTCTAGTCGGGCAGCGCCCTTAATCTATGCTTTTTGTTTTGAAGCTAGTGATCCTTTGTTTGTTTACCCTGACCAGCTTATTAGTTTGTACCGTAGATCAGTTGATAAACAATGGTCTGATGGGGTCATTTACCGTACTTTGAATTTAATGGAATTTGCATGAAACACGCTACTAAGGCAGAATTAATTGCGTTTGAGCAGGAAACAGCGCAGTTGTGGGAAAACGGGGATTTACCGTACCTTATTCACCTTTCAGGGGGTAATGAGGATTTTCTGATTGATTTGTTTGGGGAGGCGAGTGAAGGGGACTGGTTCTTTTCTACGCACCGTAATCACCACCACGCTCTTTTAGCGGGAATACCAAAAAATGAACTACAAAACACAATATTGGCTGGAAATTCTATGTTTGTTTATTCTAGGAAGCATCGTTTTTTTACTAGCAGTGTGCTTGCTGGCACTTGTTGTATTGCTGCTGGCGTAGCCTATGCCTTAAAGGAAGCGGGTAGTAGCAACCGTGTCTGGTGTTTTTTAGGTGACGGGGCTGAAGATCAAGGGCATTTTTATGAAGCAGTGCGTATGGTCGCAGGGCATGATTTGCCTTGTACCTTTGTTATCGAGGACAACAATCGCTCAGTAGATACCACCTTATCAGGGCGTAATCCACTAGAGTTTAGGTTTAGGATGCCAGGCTGTGTGATTCGTAACCACTACACCCCAACTTATCCTCATGCTGGTAACGGTACTAAGAAGCACATTATCTTTAAGGATAAAAGGTGAACAAAGTCTATTTTGGTGATTGTCGAGATTCCATGCGCCAAATGGCTAAAGACGGCATAAAAGTGCAAACTTGTATTACTAGCCCACCTTATTATGGTCTTAGAGATTATGGAACTGCTACATGGGAAAGTGGAGATATAAATTGTGATCATAAAGAATATTTAGGTGGTCATGGTGATAAATCACAAAAACAATTAACTTCTAGTGGGACTCAACAATATAACTATCGTGATATTTGTAAAAAATGTGGTGCTAAAAGAGTTGATAACCAAATAGGTCTTGAACAAACACCAAAAGAATTTATTGATAACCTTGTAGAAGTATTTGCTTGTGTTTGGGACATTCTTGAAAATGACGGAACTCTTTGGGTAAACCTTGGTGACAGTTATTACAACTACAGACCAGGCAAAGGACAAGCATTGAGCAAGCAATCTGTATCCAATAGCCTTCAAGACTTGCCGCAAGACTGTGCAAGAAGGGGAAATAAATTAGAAGGCTATAAAGAAAAAGATTTGATGGGTATGCCTTGGAGATTAGCTTTTGCTTTGCAAGACTTTGGTTGGTATCTTAGACAAGACATTATTTGGCATAAACCAAACCCTATGCCTGAATCAATAAAAGACAGATGCACAAAAAGCCATGAATATATATTTCTTTTAACTAAAAATCCACAATATTATTTTGACAGCGAATCAATAAAAGAAGAATCTATTAATTCGGAAGAACAACAAATTGCAAAAAGAAATAAAAAACAACATAGATTTAATGCTCAAGAACATGAAACAAAATTTGTTCAGCACAATTTTTCTAAAATAAAAAATACTTATGAAAAAAGAAATAAAAGAGATGTATGGACTGTATCTGTAAAACCATACTCAGGGGCTCATTTTGCTGTATATCCAGAAGAATTAATTGAGCCTTGTGTAATGGCTGGTAGTCGTGTTGGTGATATTGTTTTAGACCCTTTTTTTGGTAGCGGGACAACTGGGGCTGTTGCTCAAAAATTAGGCAGGCAATATATAGGCTGCGAACTTAACAAAGATTATGAACAATTACAAAATGATAGGCTTCAACAAATGGCTATGGAGTTAATATGACTTATAAAGACGCACTAATCCGTGCCAATACTTATTTGGCTGCTGATCCTAAAACTAGATTCATAGGCTATGGTTTACTCAAAGGTCGAGCTTTGGGTACGCTAATCAATGTGCCAGCAGCCCAGATCATTGAGATGCCCGTAGCTGAGAACCTAATGATGGATATGGCTATTGGTATGGCGCTTGTAGGTTGCAAGCCAGTCGTATTCTTAGAGCGCATGGACTTTTTAATGAACTGCATGGACGCTCTAGTTAATCACCTAGATAAGATCAGCACGATCTCCAATGGTGAATTTATGCCAAAAGTCATTATTCGGTGCATTGTAGGCAACAAAAACAAGCCTTTATACACTGGATTGACCCATATTCAGGACTTTACGGAAGGGTTACAGGCTATGGTAACTATGCCAGTAGTGCAATTAAAGACCGTGGCTGACATCAATTATTCGTATGAAAAAGCCGACAAAGCCTTATATTCAACGGTTCTAGTGGAATACAAGGACCTAATATGAAAACGAACAAATACTCGGATTTCAAGATTTTTCATGTGGCGGGGAAGGTTAATTCGTTTTTAGAAAATACCATTTCTGCCCCTATCTATGTTCGTATCAAGCCAATCAACCTATGCAACCACGGGTGCTTCTTTTGCGCCTACAGTACGGGCTTTAGGGTCAAGGACGGGGGCGAGGAAGAACATATCCACACAGGTATGCACGAGGACATGAAAGAGGACGACACCATTCCTAGAATGAAAATGTTAGAGATACTGCATGACCTATACAAAATGGGTGTCAAGGCTATCACTTACTCTGGCGGGGGTGAGCCACTGATGCACCCAGACATAGTCGAGTTCATAGTCAAGACCTTTGAGTACAACATGGATGTATCCATTATCACTAACGGTCAAAATTTAGCCAAGGAAAGAGCCGTGGTGCTGCGTAATGCTAAGTGGGTAAGGGTTAGCATGGACTACACCAATGGCGCAGAAATGAAGCGTTTTAGGAATGTTCCAGAAAAGAGTTTTGACAGTGTGATTAAGAACATCGAGGAGTTTGCGAAGTACAAAGCAAAAGACTGTGATCTAGCAGTTAATTATATTGTGCACCGCAACAATTACGAAAACTTGGGGGTGTTTACACGCCTATTGAAAAGTATTGGAGTGGAAAATGTGCGCTACAGCCCTATGTATGTACCAGATTTTTATAATTATCACTATGCCATTGCTGATTCTGTTAATGATCAACTCAAAGAAGCTGCCACCTTGGTTGACGATAACTTTAGTGTTAATAGCACTTATAACATTACTCCTGGCAGCAGCCACTCGCCCATCAGGTCTTATAAGCGTTGCTACATTATGCAAACCGTACCCGTTATCGGTGCTGACCTTGGAGTCTATGCCTGCCACAACAAAGCCTATGACAGCACGGGCTTGATTGGTTCACTCAAAGATCAGAGCTTTAAAGACCTGTGGTACAGCCAAGCCACTAAGGACTACATGATTAACTTTAATGCCAAGCGCACCTGTTTGCATGAATGTTCCAATGACCGTAAGAATATTTTGATTAACGAAGTAGTACAAGCCAGTACCGATAACTTTATTTAGGGATAGATATGCCAAGGAAGAAGAAGATAGTAGAGCCAGCCGTACCCCAAAAGATTAAACTATTCATAGCTACACCCATGTATGGTGGTATGTGTGCAGGGTTTTACACCCAATCTATTCTGCAATTGGTAAGCGTTTGCCGTGAACATAATATTGATTTGAGCTTTAGCTTTATGTTCAATGAGAGCCTGATAACACGGGCAAGGAACGCTATCACCCACCAGTTTCTCAAGAGTGACTCAACTCACATGATGTTTATTGATTCAGACATTAAGTTTAATCCTGCTGACATAGTGCCTATGCTGTCGGTTGATAAGGAGATTATCTGTGGCATATACCCTAAGAAAGAGATCAATTGGGGTAGCGTTAAGCGGGCTATGGACAATGGCGTATCCTTTGACAATCTCAAGAGCCATACAGGTAGCTTTGTGGTCAACCTAGTGGACTATGTGGGTGAAGTAACCGTACCTGTGAACAAGCCAGTCGAGATATTTAATGGTGGTACAGGTTTTATGCTGATTAAGCGAGAAGTGTTTACCAAACTAGCCGATCATGTTCCACAATATGAAAATGATGTAGCTGATCTATCAGGACAACTAGAACAAAAAGAAAAAATTTATGAGTTCTTTGCCACTAGCATTGAACCCGTGACTAATCGCCTGTTGTCTGAGGACTATCACTTCTGCCGTATCTGGCGGTTGATTGACGGCAAAGTATGGGCAGCGCCTTGGTGTCAGTTAGCCCACATAGGTACATACGCTTTTGAAGGTAACTTAACGCCCTCGCCCTGATGGTCGCTTAGCAGTCTTAGCAGAATCCCTAAAATCTTTGGAGGTGGGCGCACCTTTAGCACCTACTGATCTCATTTTCTCTCCTGAGCCTGCTGCTATTCTTTTTTGTTTAGCATGAATGTTTGCGTATAGTCCGTTCTTCACCTACTGCACCCCCACCTTCCTCTAGCTGCTTTACCTCTTTCGCCTTTCCAACTCTTAGACCTTGCACAAAATGATTTATGCCGTGGTCCTGATTTGGTCGGGGCTTGTAATTTGCTGCCTGTAGCTCGGTTATATTTGGCACGACCCTTGGCAGTTAAGCCACCACCAGCCTTGACTGATAGCTTCTCACCACGCCCAACCGATAGATTAGGTTTGCTTGCCATACCTTAACGGGTTCTTTTACCCCGTTTAGAACTCTTAGCAATACGACTTGTCTTGCGGGGCAACCCACCCATAGGGGTTGTTTTCATTAGCGGTCTAGGAGCGTTTAGATTTTCTGGCATTTGTTTTCCCGATTGGTTTACGAGCCACAGTTAAGGCAATGGCTATGGCTTGCTTTTGAGGTCTGCCTTCCTTTACCATCTTGCTAATGTTAGCAGATACAGCGCCCTTTGACTTTGATTTATTGAGTGGCATGGTTTAATTCCTATAGTTAAGTAAGCATTTGTTCAGCATTAGCCTCTACTGTATCAGCCCTAGCAAGCCAGCCTTTTTCAAAGTGAAAATTGTTCAATGACTTGTAAAATGCTATTTTTTTTTCGGTGAAATGCTCCACCAAATCCATTGGATTAGATTGCACAATGAGAGCTTGAGTAACTGAACCGAGAATACCGTCTGCTTCTGCACCAACGGCTTTTTGCAAGCATTTGATTGCTCGCTTGACTCCCGCATTGACAGCAAAGTCGAAAACCACATAGTCCACCCCACTAGGTAACATATCACAGCCTGCTGGATTCCAATAATTCTGTTTATACAACGGTTTTACCATTACTTGTGTTAAATCTTTGATTTCTTGCACACTGACAGGGCGATTGAGATAGGCTTTCCATGTAGCTATAGTCACTCCCCAGTTAGTAGCGCCCCCAGAATCATGGGGGTCTTGCACGAATCCACCTTCGCTTTTCATTAGCAAAGTAAAGGATTTATTAAAGTTTTCGATCATTAAAAATACCAATCTGTTCTTTGAGCCAGCCCTGTAAGGACACCAATTGCTGTGTGGTTAGCGCACACTTTTCAATAAATTTAGGGTCGGTGGGGGTTCCATCAATGCTGTCGGTGGGCTTGGAAACGCTTGTTGTTTGACTGGTACTGGGGAGGCGCATCCCACCATAATCACGCTTAATAATAGCAATGCGATCTTCATAATTAGATTTAACCTTTTCATTTACAAGTGAAAATTGCTTTTCTTTGGACTCATTAATCAATTCTTGAGCCTTAGCTGCTAGTTCTACCTTAGCTACATAAGCGTCATACTTGGCTGACTCATACTTACCGTACCCTAGTCCAGCTACGGCAAGCACAGCGCAAGCAGCGTAAATATAGATTGAGATAGGTAAGGGAAACATTATCTTCTCATGGGTTGGCTAGTAACAAAGCGCAATATCACACAGATAATGCCAATGGCTATAAAGATAATGCCGTAATACTTGGGTGAAATAATGGTTTGCAGGTAGGAAAAGTTCTCGTACAGCGAGCCAATAATGACTAGTGAAAGTGAGAACCACATAGTTCTCGACTTCCACATGGGCTTAGGGTGACGGTTATAAACCTTCGCCTGGCGTAACATAGACATTAGCCGTACCAGTTGCTGTCAAAAAAGTAATGGATACATTGGCGGTAGTTGAAGCACCCGTTAAAACAATATCAGAAGCGGGTCGAATCGGTATGCCATAGTTACCTGAAGTAGCATTAGGCACGGCTGCTGCGTTACCAGAGGTAGGCGAAATCCGCACATAGACAGGTTGTCCAGTAGAAGCTACTTCATGGCTAACAAACAAATACTGATTGGTAGGGCTATCTGAGCTAAGGGTTACGGTTTGACTGGTCGAGTTTGCCACCAGTACAAAGGTTTTTCCCATTGGTTGAAAGGCGGTTATATTGGACATTTAGATAATCCGATTCTTTTCAGGCTTAGTCGTTGAGGATATTTTACTGTTGTAAGCACCTTCCTCAAAGCAAAATACGCTACGAAATCCACCCATGGGAACCTGACCTGGACTCCATTTTTGATTGCGGGCTGTTTCGTCAGAAGGTTTTTGTGGACGCACCGCTTTAGGATCAGATTTCTGAGAAATGTTGTAATCCTTAGCACCAGGCACTTCACTCTTGAGTTGTAACTCTTTCATGTCTTTCATTTGAATTTCTCTCTTTAATGTTAATTAGAAGATAACTGAAAATGGCAAAAAATGCCATTGTTCCCAATCGTTCCCACTTTGGATCCCACATAGTCCAGCACGCTAGGGAAAAGGATAGTCCTAACGCTAAGATTGATAACATACGCTCTGATATAACCGCTAAAGCCAAACGAACTAATGCGACTGCATCCATTGTTAATCCCCTTGTTAATTAAACTATCCATAGTTTAATCCTCTTCGTCCTCTGTTGCAACAAAACCGCTACCCCATTCCTCATCGGATAGCTTTTGCTTCAGCTTCTCTATGTTGACTGCACGGTCAATCACCTTGCATTTATCAGTCAAAGAGTAGCTTTCGTCCTCCATAACAAGCAATAGTAGCTTGCTAACAGCGCCTTCTAGGTCAGGGTTTAAGCCTTTATTCTTTTTACTCATAATTATTTAGTAATTAAATTGTATGCGCCAGTAGCTGCGCCTGTACCTACTGCACCATAAACCCCTATTCTGATGCCTTTTCTAATATATTCTTTTTTCTTTTGAGCATCAGTTATTGTGTTTACTTCTCTTAAAAATTGATCTCTTTGCTTAATATCCATGACACCTGCTTTTTCAAGCCGATTGGCTACTTTAGTAACCTGAGCATTGATTTCATTGATGTCTTTAGCACGCTCAAGATCGCTATTAATTAGCATTAGATCGTTCTTTAAAGTTTCTTTTTCTGCTGCCGTGGCTGTCCTAGTAGCGCCCATTTCAGTTACCTTAGCGCCCCGTTGTTCTGCTGTAATAGCTGCTTTTACATAGTCATCTGCCATTTTTGCGGAATTGGTTTCTTTTAACATGGTTCTGTTATCACGCAAAAACTGTTGTAATTGATTGCCTGTCTTTCTACTTTCAAGCTGGCTTACAAAATAGCGTTGTGCTGACTGTTCTGCTAGTTTGACATCACCACCAAGGGCATCTATCAAAGCACGGTAATCTTCAGGAGATTTAAATACTTTTGTTGGGATTGACTGGACTGGCACTTTAGCGTAGTTAGCGCCTCTACCAAACAATTGCTCATCTATTAAAGCCTTGCCAACTTTAGTCTGGAATACCCGCATTGGTTCTGAATCTTTACGGTATTGGTCAATAAACTTGCGGATACTAGGAGAGAAATCTTCCATGACACCTTCAACAACTTTAGCTAACCTACCTGCTTGTTGTTGGCTGATAGCATCAAATCCTTCTGCTGGTAAACCCGAAGCACGATCCCGTAAAAACCGTCTTAGGTTTTCTAAACCTTCAAAACTGACTGGTTTTCCTGAAACAACACCCGTAATTGGATCAACTTCTCTAGGGTTAATGGCTCTTTTAATTTGTAGCAATTGATTTTTAATTGAATCCACAGAAGCAATAGCTAACTTAGTATCAGGATTAACAATTTCAGATTGAATTGTTTTTAATGCGTCTTTAAATACTTCTGTATCGGCTACTTTTAAACCAGCTTTTTCTTTATTTAAAGCAAAATTAAACGCTTCAGCTTTATTAACATCTGCATTAGTTTTACGGGTTGCTTCTAAGGCATTATATTTTTCATCTACTTTTGTTCTAATATTTGTACCAATCTCATTTAGTGATTGTGGAATAGCTTTAGTAGCACCAGCTTCTGTGCTGACAGTAACGCCAGGCAATTGACTATATGCAGCTTCGCCCTTACCTGCTTCTCGTTGTGCAATTTTTTCTGCTGCAAGGGCACGGGACTGGGCAGTTTCAGCTTGAGTGCCTGCGGTAGAGATTTCTTCTTGTAACCTTTTACCTGTTGTTTTTTGGAGTTCTTCAGCAAGATCCTTGCCACCAGACATCATCTTGCCAATCTTACCAGCGCCATATTTCCCTAATTCATATACTGCTTTACCGCCAGCAAGAACAGCGGGAACAAGCTCTCCAGCAGTTTGATAGCCACTTACATCTTCTCTTGGTTTTGGAATACCTACTGCGCCATAAATTTTTTGAATGTCTTTAGTAGTAGGCAGGTAAGTTTCTCTGCCCATAGGAGCGCCACCTTTAAGTTGGGTAGGCACAACAAATTCTTCAATATCTCCAAGTGATCCTAATGCACTTGTGCCCATACCATAAGCTACTGCACCAGCTTTTTCGCTAAAGCCAGGTTCTTTTTTTGATTCATTAACAATTGAATTTGGATTAAATTTGGTTGTAACAGTGCCTTTAGGTTCTTCTGTTAAGGTTGCTGTTGAAGGGTCAAATGCCATTATTGATCCTCCCAGTTTCCATTTCCTAGATACTTGGCTTTATTTCCACTGTCATCTGTATACACTTTTCCAGTAACATATTTATCTGAAGATTCAGCACCACCAATTTCGCTTACCTCAGTAATTGACCGACCTTTTTTGTAATAGTCATCAATCTTTTGACCAACTGGTGCTAAGCCTGGGAAACGAATTTCAACAATTGCATTGCGATCTGCAAAATCTTCTTTTACTAGTTTTAATCGTTCATTAAGAGCGCCTGCAGTAATTCCTTTCCAACTATAAATTGGTCTAAGGATATCAATTTCATTTTTAGTTAAGTTTTTACCGCCAAGTTCAAATTCAATTGCTTGAATACGGGCTAATTTAGCAGATAATTGAGGAAAATTAGTTCGTAAATTATTAAATATGTCAGGTGTAAATTGAGTTTCTGGACCAATTAATCGAGAAAATTGAGGGTCTTTTAATAAAGTTTGTATTTCGTTAATATTATTAATTACATTTTTTCTTCCAAGGTACTGATTATTTGTTTCTTTATCCTTTGGAATTTGACCTGTAGTAGCACCAGCAGCTTTCATCATGGCAAGATCTCTATCTTGTGCCATTTTATCTCTAGCAATTCCTAAATCTTGTGCCATTTTGTCTGCTTTTAACTGGGCATCCATGAACTTAAACAAATCGTCTTTAACTCCACGAGCGCCCTTGGTGTTGTAAGAAGCCTTTAGGAAGTCACTTCCTGACGCTGCTATGGCAACAGCACGATCAGCACTTGCCTTTGCTGAATCAATTAAAGCAGTTTTATCTGCTTGATCTAGCTCTTTATATAAACGCTCTTGAGTAGCTTTTAAAGAAGCCATTTCTTTTTCAAACTGGATCTGTTCCCGTCTAAAAACATCTTGTCTACCAGTCTGATAGCCCTTCATCATGCCTGTCATGGAGTCAATCGCAGCTTTACCTGACCTTGCACCATATTGTCCTGCTGCTGTGCCAATAAAAGCAATGAGTCCAGCTAAAGAGGACATACCGATAAAAGTTTCTTGGCTAGGTTTAAATTCAATTCCTTTAGATACGGTGCTAAGTTCTTTTAAAACAGGTTCTCTAGCTGCACGCTGTATATCTGCTGTTTGATAAGCTGCGTCACGGGTAGCTTGTGCCTCACCCATAGATTTTTTAACAGCAGCTTCGCCCTCAGCTTTATAAAGATCAGCCGAATCTTGACTGGCTTGGGCTAAATCACCCATGCTAATACGAGGCGCTTTAGGTGCTTTTGGCACAACAGGGTTTGAGAAGTTACCTAATGTTTCAACATTATCAGCCATGATTAAGCCTCCTCTTTTGGTGGTATTACAGTATTGGCAATAGTATCAAATACGCCTGTTGTTGGTTTTATCCCAGTTGTAGGAGTACCTGAAGGTAAAGTAGGGCTATAACCCAATACCATTGGGGCTAGTAATATACCAAGTTGTTTAGCAAAGTCTGCTTGACTTGCTGCTAGAGAATTATCAGCAACCATACCAGCTTGGATTGCATTAACAGCGTAGTTATCACCAATGTTAGCAATCTTGATACCTTGAATTAACTGGTTATCTAAGAGGCGTGCTTCCAAATCAGCAATGCTGTTAGCGCCTTGTAATACTCCTACGCCACCTGTACGACTTAAATTCTGTGCTGCCATAGCTCTAGCTGCCTTGACTGCTTGAATGTTACTAGCGCTTAGATTACCTGCTAAGGCAGGGTTATAAAGCCCTTTACCAATATTTTGATAAGGTGTTGCAATAGCCATTCTTTCATTCTTAGCTTGTTGTGCTTGATCTTCTGCTTTCTTAGCAGCAGGTTGAGCAACACCCTTAGATAGAGCGTAGGCTGTACCAGCACCTAAACCTAAGCGAAGTAACTGACTTAAAAGATTAGAGTAATCGCTATCTTTGCCATCTTTAGTTTTAGCGCCAGCAGGAGTAGGTACACCAGTGCTTAAAAATGGGTCGCCTTCAGCATAAACTCCTTGGCTTCTAGCAATTTCATTTAATCTATCAATTTGCGTTGAATCTAAACCTGGGTATTTTTGTTCCCCTGCTTGAGCTAGAGCTTGAGCTTCTTGTCCTAATGCTCTTTGTTCTTCAGCGCTTATTCTATTTCCTGAAAAATCTACTGTATCTTCGTAAACTGGTTCTGGTCTACCAAGTGGCTGTTGTTCTGGATAATAATTTTGTGGTGCTACTCTTTCATTTCCTGGATTATAAAGTCTTTGCCATTCAGGGTTAGACTCATAATCTTCCACATTTTGAGTGTATGCTATATCGTTACTATATGGTTCCATGCCAGGACGAAACACAGTGTCTAAACTTTGACCAAAATCTGGATTAGTTGGATAAAGATCTGGAAAATTTTGTATTGCTTGTTGTTCTGCTTCATAGTCTGGAACATCAAATTGCATATCATCTTCACCATATTCCAACAAACCAGTATCAGGGTTTGTGCTACCTCTACCGCCACGCTTTTTAAGTAAAGCAGCTTCTCTAGGAGTAATGTGGGCAAGGATTGTATCTTTACCCCGACCTTTAGCACGGATCATTTCCGCCAATGCTGGCAATCCCAAGCCAAGTGTTTTTGATAAAGTGTTACTCATATTTAACTCCCTATTTCATCCAGATCTCGTAATGATTGGGCATTAACCCACTTCTTCTTAGGCGCTGCTCCTGATTCTTCACTAATCTTTTCTCCTTCTGAACCTGTATCGCCTGCTCCGCCACCACCACCGCTTGCCAATGACACACTACCAGTGTTTAATGCTTGCCCCAAGGCTGCTGTACTAGGTCCAAAGTATGAACTAGTTGCTGGACTTCTGCCACTAGTTGCCATCATTGGAGCAGGTTGTGAAGTTGGCGATCTAGCCGTTGGTTGAGTTGTTTCCCTTATAACTTCTTTAGCACCCGTACTTGGGCTAACTGTTCTGCCACTAGTAGGTGTACTGCCAGTAGAAGGCTTAGTGCTTGGGAAAAAGTAAGAAGATAGTGCGCCAGCCAAAGTAGTTGCTGTAGTACCTGCTAATTTTTCACCAAATGTTCTTTCCTCTACAGGCAAACCTTCTGGATATAACTCAGGATATTTTTGTGATACTTCATAAGGCGTTAAAGTACGACCTAATTCGTCATCATAAACTGGACCATAAGGATCTTCTTCTGCACTAATGTTACTAGTTTGAATATCTTTAACTGCACCACCAGCTAACCCACTAATAGTGCCTCTAGCCAAACCTGATATGGGGTCTTTGCCACCCAAAAGAGCAGTTACAGTGCCAACTGCACCTTTTCCAATGCCACCAGATACGCTTGCTGGTAAGTTATCAGGCAAAGCAGCATTAATTCCACTTGTAATACCAGAAGTTGCTCCAGCAGTAGCAGAAGCAATAGCTGTAGCTTCAAGGATTTTATTAATATCACCGCCTTGTAAAGCTGTATTGACTGCGCTTGAAGTACCAGCAGTTATTGCTGAAGCAGCAGCATTAATGGTAGCAGCCCCATAAGCTGCGGCAAGTTCAGCAGCCGTCATACCAGCAGCAGCTTCTAAAATAGCCATGCCAACGGGGGCAAAAGCTACGCTTGCCATAACTGCTGCGCCAATTTTAACCGTAGAATCAAAGACCTTATAAAGCTCTCCAGATTGGTTTGCAGGAGTAACATCTTGAATCGTATAAGTACGATTGCCTTTTTCTGGATCAGTAAAAACTTTACCTGTTTTGTTGTTTATTAAGTATTCAGGCTTTTGAACTGGAAGCTCAACTCCGTTAATAGTGACTGTATCTGGAACGCTTGACCCTGCATACGCATAGTTACGATTACCCAAGCGCATATTGGCAGGATCTTCATAGCTTGAATAAGGCGGTGTAATGGATAATGCTTGATTAGAGCCTGGTCGATTCTCATAAGCAGTAGAACCGTCAGCATAAAAATAAGTGCCGTTATCGTATCTAACTGCATTTTTTCGTAAATCATTAGGATCAATAAGCCAATTTACATTGCCAGTATCACCAGCAGCAGCTTGTTTTGCACTCTGTTTATCTTGAAACTCTTGACTACCAGCAATCCTGCTAATGGCTTGTGCCATATCCATGCCACGAAAGGTATTCATGCCGTCAGGATCAGGATTTCTACCTAAATAGCGATTGAAAAGTTGCTTAACTTGGTCGTCATTTAGCCCAGATTGAGGCTCTTGAGTTACTGGATTTCTGCCTGCACCTGAGTTCATGGCTGGTGCATTTTGGCTAGTTTGGGCAGCGATATAATTCTGACCTTCACCAGAATTGACAATACTGTTTACTAAAGATTCAGTAGAAGCACCTGCATTAATTGCATTGGTATACGCTTCTAATCCACTAGGATCGGGTTCTCTGCCTAAGTAAGTACGATACCAATCGGCAACTGTGGCTTGTGATTGTGCGGGATCAGGCGTTTCCTGTACAACAGGATCTTCTACCCAAGTAGCACTATCTCCGTTAGATACCCAAGGCATTATGTACTCCCCACTAGCATTTCTGCTAACTTACCTGCTGACATAATTGCACCAATAAAGCGGTAATCAAAGCCTGGTTGGATTTCTTCTGGTTTAGCCATTTTAGATTGAATGGCTTGTTGCTTAACCATTTCATATAAAGTCTTATCCCGTAAAGATTTCTCAGCCATTACACCCAATTGAACCACTAGGCTAGGGTTGATATTGTCCTTGGCTAGCACAGCCTTTAACTGTTCTTTAGCTTGCTCAACTTCAGGGGTTTGCGTAATTTGTCCTTTGTTTTGCATAGCCGTCATTACTTCACCGTCAGGAAAACCCGATTTTTTTTGGGGTGGGGAAAGGGGATTAGTTGCCATTAAACTAGCCCCATAGTACTGGCAATTTGTTGGTGAATATACAAGTGGGAAGCGATCCAATCGTAAAAATCATTCTCCACATTCCAGTCCACATCAAGCAAATTAAAGGGGTTACTAAGCTCTAAAAGGTTGGCAAAACTCTGATGTTCGACCTGATGGGCGAGCAACCAGTCGTCTAAATAGTCGGGTTCTGCCTCTGAAAGCGGGAAAGCAGGCACTAATATGCCTTGATCTAGGAATGTTTCCCTAAATACT